ACAAGTGGCGATTATAAAATTCACACCTTTAACTCAAGTGGCACATTCACCGTATCTCAAACAGGCAATCCCGCAGGATCCACAACTATTGAATATATAATTCAAGCAGGTGGAGCAGGTGGTGGTGGTTACGTTGGAGGTGGAGGTGGAGCAGGTGGTCAATTACACAATTTTCCAAGTCCTGCGTTCGCAGGTCAACCCGTTTCAGTTCAAGGCTATCCTGTATCCATCGGTGGAGGTGGAGGGGGAGCAGGTAGTCTTGGTCCTGGTTCGGATGGAGCTACTTCTTCTGCATTTTCACTTACCTCTGACGGTGGTGGCTATGGAGGAGGCTATCAAGCTCCTGGTGGTCCTGGTGGCTGTGGTGGTGGAACCGCAGGTTTTTTTCCTTATGGAAATGCAGGTGGCACAGGCAATACTCCTCCTAAATCTGCTCCCGGAACTCCTGTCCAAGGTTTTCCTGGAGGAAGCAATCAAGATGCTGCTGGAGGTGGTGGTGGATCTGCCGCAGCGGGAACTAATTCTGGTGGTAAAGGTGGTGCTCCTGGTGGTGCCGGTCGATCAACTACCTTCACTGGTTCAAGCGTCTCATTAGGCGGTGGTGGCGGTGGAGGAGCTCAACAATCAAGTGCTGTAAGTCAAGGCGGGGCTGGTGGTGGCGGAAATGGTAGTAATAAAAATGACACTCCTGCTCAAAGTGGACAAACAAACACTGGTGGTGGAGGTGGTGGAAGCCACAATACTTCCAACCGTGGTCCTGGTGGATCAGGTGGATCTGGCGTAGTTAAAATAAGGTATAAGTTTCAATAGGAGTATTTAATGGCCCATTTTGCAAAATTAAGTGAAGAAAATGTAGTTCTACAAATAGAAGTAATTGCAGATGCAGATACTTCAATCGATGGTGTAGAAGACGAAGCAACTGGAGTTTCTTTTTTAACAGATTTACACGGTTGGTCTTTGTGGAAAAAATGTTCTTATAATACAAGAGGAGGCAAGCACTATCAAGCTGATGGTACGGAATCTGCTGATCAATCAAAAGCTTTTAGAAAAAATTATCCTCATATCGGTTGGAAATATAATTCTGTTATTGATGGTTTTGTAGATAATCAACCTTACGCTTCTTGGACTTTAAATAGTACAACAGGTCTGTGGGAAGCTCCTGTTGAATATCCAACAGTGACATTAATCGGAGAATATAGTCTCGCTATTACGTGGGATGAGAGCAATCAAAAATGGTTAGCTGCTTCAGACAGTAATCCAGTAAATAATTATGAATGGAATACAACTAGTCTTAGTTGGGATTCTGTATAGATGAAAAATAAAATAACTCTTTCAGAACAATTAATCATTACCAGTAAGACTCCTGATCACTTACCAATTGATTATAATGTTCTTAGAAATAACGTAATTAAAAATTATTCTTATGGTGAAAATATATTTGATCACGAATATCTACCTTTAAAAAATTACTATAATTTAACACACGATAAAAATTTACAATGGCTAGTTGATTATATTATACATCATTCTATGGGGCTTCATCAAATTAAGTTAAGAACATTTAGAATGGCGGGTCTTTTATTGTTACCAAATGAATCATTAGATTTTCATTCAAATGTTGATGAAAACGATCCTAATAATTCGCCAGATTTTTCATGTCTTGTTGTGGTAAGTGCTCAAGACAACCCTATGGAAGTAAAATTTAAATATGACAAAGGAAGACACAAAAACTTATTTGGTAAGAAAATTTTAAAAGAAAAAGAGCTTTTACTAATAAATTCTGAAATACCATTTTCTATATCAACTAACAAAAATCAAAAACCAAATATCTTAATATCTTTACAATTTCAAAAACTATAATATATTGTTAGGATAAATTAAGAAATGAATTTAGAGTCCTACTTTTTTGTTTTTGATCAAGCAGTTCCTTCAAGCGTTTGTGATGATATTGTCGCTTATGGAAACTCAAAGAACGAACAAATGGCAGTGACAGGAGATTTTGATACAAAACAAGGCGCCTTAAATGAAAAAGATATATCTAAGTTATATAAAACAAGAAATTCTTCCATCTGTTGGCTTAATGATCCTTGGATTTCAAAAGAAGTTTTGCCTTATATAAATTTAGCAAACAAAGAAGCTAATTGGAATTTTGAGGTAAGTCTGACTGAGGATTTTCAATTTACAAAATATGCAGAACAACAACATTATACTTGGCATGCAGATGCTTTTAATAAACCCTCTAATAAAGTAAAATCTCCTTTTTTTGGAACTATAAGAAAATTATCCGCAACATTATCTCTGGTGGATGGCAATGAATATGAGGGAGGAGATTTAGAATTTGATTTAAGAAATAATGGCGATGGAAGTCCTAACATACAAAAAGTTTTAAACACAAGAAACAAAGGATCGCTTGTTGTTTTTCCTTCGTTTGTTTATCACCGAGTGACACCTGTAACAAAAGGCACGAGATATTCTTTAGTCGTATGGTGTTCAGGAAACCCTTATAAATAGGAGCATTATGAAAAAAGAAAAAAAACTAAAAAAAGAAGAAGTATTTCAAACCAATAATTACGCTGTTGTTCGTGAGTTTGTATCATACGACATGGCAAATTTTGCTTATACATATTTTCAAAATAAAAGAACAGTTAACAGCATTCTTCAAAATGAAAGATTACTATCTCCTTTTGATGAGTCATGGGGAACATGGAAAGATAAGATGATTCCTAATACTTATTCTCATTATGGAGATTTGTTGATGGATACTTTAATGGTAAGAATGACTCCTCTAATGTCAGCTATTACAAAATTAGAATTAATACCAACCTATAGCTATGCTAGAATATATAAACATGGCGATACTTTACATAGACACAAAGATAGACCTTCGTGTGAGATATCAGCAACTTTAAATTTAGGAGGAGATGATTGGCCAATTTTTTTAGATCCAACAGGGGATACTGGACAAGAGGGTGTAGGTGTTATTTTAAAACCAGGAGACGCTCTTATATATAAAGGAACAGTTGTTGAGCATTGGAGAGAAGCTTTTCAAGGCTATGAATGTGGCCAAGTTTTTTTTCACTACAATGATAAAAATGGATCTTTTGGTGAAAGTAATATCTATGATGGAAGACCTTTTATAGGCGTACCACAGTGGAAAACAAAATTATAAATTTAAAAGTCATACAGTTTCATTCCATGTCAATGTATTCTGTATTTATATTTGAAAATTTTTTAGAAAAAAAATATTTAGATAAAATTACAAAAAAGGTAGAGAATTTAACAAATGGTAGAGAAAAGGCTCTTACTAATCAGACTAATGTAAAAGCAGTTATGACTGATTGGTGTGAATGTTTAAAACACTCCATCTTTGAAAATTTAAATGCTCAAATTATTCAATTTTTAAACATTGTTTATAGATTAAGGTCACAACATCATACAATGGATATAAACTATATTTTTAAAGAAATGTGGGCAATGAGACATAAAAAAGGAGACCATACTCTTCTTCATGACCACGCTATTGGTAATGATTGGTCAGGAGCTTTTTATTTAAAAGTGCCTGGAGAAACCATTATAGACTTTCCTGAGTTTACAAAAAGAGAACAAATAAAAGAAAATTCTTTATATTTATTTCCCTCTATGATCAAACATGAAGTTTTTAAACAAAAATACGATGAACATCGTTTATCACTAGCTTTTAATATAAATGTTGAAACAAGCCAAATATAAAGAAAAAAAATTTAATACTACAACTCACATCGGAGGGTGGTATATACCTTTAGATGTTTGTAATGAGTTGATAAAATTTTTTGAACTAAATGTTGATTTACAATGTGAAGCTACACATAATGAAAACGGTAAAGTAGGAATTAATAAAAACATTAAGGAAGGCACAGATTTAGAAATAGATCATTCTTATAAAGAAAATATCATTGGAAAATATCGAGAACACTTGCAAGAAATACTAACTTTATATTTAAAAAAATATGAATATTCAAACAGAGTACATAAATTTGATATCAATAGGAATTACAATATACAAAAGTATCCAATAGGTGGGGGATATAAAGTTTGGCATCATGAAAACACTGGAGAATCACACTATGCTTTACGACATTTAGTTTTTATGACTTATTTAAACAATGTAAAAAATGGAGGTACAGAGTTCTTATATCAACAAATGTCTGTTGAAGCAAAAAAAGGACTGACCTTAATATGGCCTGCTACATGGACACATACTCATCGAGGTATAGTTTCAAATGATAAAGAAAAATACATTGTTACAGGATGGTATAGCTTTGAAAAATAACTTTAAGACCATAGACAATGTATTAAGCAAAAATGATTATAAAAAACTTTATGATTTGTTTTTTAATGCACCAATCCCTTGGTTTTATAATGGTGAAACAGTAACTAATATAGAGGATGACACATATTTTTTTACTCATTCAATATATCGTGAAAATAAAATTAATTCGGAAACTTTTGATTTTGTTTATGATATTTTTAAAACTGCCTTAGGAATACGGTCTTGTCACATGATAAGAGCCAATTTAACTTTAAATACAAGTAAAGAAATAATTACAGCCATGCATACAGATTGCGATCCTTATAGATCTTTTTATGGTGATAAAGTGAGTTTCAAAACAGCTATATTTTATTTAAACACAAATAATGGTTCAACTTTCTTAGAAAAAGATATTGAAGTTAAGGCGATAGCAAATAGAGTATTAATTTTTGATGGAAATACTTTACACTGCAATAAATTTAGTACAGATACAAAAAGAAGAATAATTTTAAATTTTAACTATGTATAAGGGATAATTAAATGATTAAAGCAGAAGAACTGAAAGATAAGAATTTTAAAATATATTTAGGTATGCCTATGTATGGTGGCATGGTTTCTGAGGCTACAGTTCATGGACTGTTAGAGTTGCAACAATGGTCAATGAGTAAAAAAGTAGGATTAAGATTTCAATCTATGGGTAATGAAAGTTTAATAACACGAGCACGAAATACAATTGTGTCGATGATGATGGATGAAACAGACTATGTTGCTACACATTTATTATTTATAGATGCCGACATTGGTTTTCAGTGGCAAAATGTTGAAAGATTATTATGTGCCGATAAAGATGTTGTATGCGGTATTTATCCTAGAAAACATTTGTATTTAGAAAAAATGAAACAGATTTTAAAAGACCATCCTAATGCAACACCAGATGATTTAGAGGCCAAAGCTTTAGGGTATAATGTTAACTTTGATGACCCTTTAAATCTTAAAGGAGAAAACGGATTTTTTAAAGTAAACGAAGCAGCCACGGGTATGATGCTAGTTAAAAGAGAAGTGTTTCGTACTATGATGAAAAAATTTCCAGAACGCAAATATGAATCTGATCAAATAGTCAATGGAGGATATTTTAAATCTGATAACTGTTATGATTTATTTGCAGTTGGTCCTTATGAAACAAAAACAAAACAAGGTAATCCACAAATTAGATATCTCTCAGAGGATTATTATTTCTCTAGATTATGGCAAGAATGTGGTGGTGAGATTTGGGCTGATTTAGCGATGCCCTTAACACATTTTGGTAATAGAGCATTTAAAGGTCATGTTGGCTCTTTAATAGCACAAAAAGATGATTCTGTTTGAAGAAACTATAACTCATAAACAAAATTTTTTTAAAACAAAATATAAAGGTGACACCGTTCACATTGATAAAGATATTAAAGAGATATTTAAAAAAGACCAAAGTAGAAATTTGTCAAATGTGGGTGGATGGCAAAGCCATAATTTATCTCAAGTTTTTGAAAATTTAAAACGTTATATTTTTCAATGTATGGAGGAACTCTGTGAGGGAGTGCCCTTTAGTTTACACAGTTACTGGTTAAATATAAACAAAGGAACCGATTATAATACGACTCACATTCATGCCAAAGATATGATTTCCTGCGTTTATTATCACCAAGTGTGTTGTCAAAATACTCCTATTATTTTTGAACATTTAGTTCCTCAAATAATTGATAAAAAAGTTCCTTTTTATCCAGAAAATCAAGACATAATTTTCTTTGATGGATTGTCACCTCATAGTGTTAAAGCCTGTGGAAATAAAAAACATAGAAGAATATCAATAGCTTTTAATTTTGAACTTTAGAATTATATAGTCTATATTACCTCCATGCCATTAGTTAATTTTAGACCAGCACCAGGCATCAATAAAGAAGTAACCGACTACACAGGCGAAGGCAAGTGGACAGACGGTGACAATGTACGCTTTTTTCAAGGATTGCCACAAAAGATCAAAGGGTGGGAGAAGTTTATCTCCACTACTTTGGTGGGTGTGGCTCGTGATCAACATGCTTGGGTATCCTTAGATGGCACAAGATATGATGCAATAGGCACAGATAGAAAGCTTTATGTAATTGAAGAGGGTTTAGCTTATGACATCACTCCTATTAGAAGAACTCAAGCAAGAACAAATCCTTTTACTACTAATGCAACAACTTCGGTTGTAGTTGCAGATTCTGGTCATGGTGCACAAAAAGGTGATTTCGTAACTTTTGACTCTTTTTCAACTATTGATGGTCTTGACATGAATCAAGAGTTTGAGATTACATCCGTAGTGAACTCAGCAGCTTATGTGGTAACACACACTAGCACTGCCTCTGGTTCTACAGCAGGTGGAGGTGGTACAGGAAATATGAATTATCAAATTACTATAGGACCTGAAGTATCGACATCAGCTTACGGTTGGGGCACGGACACATGGGGAGCGTCTACATGGGGTACTCCATCAACTGTATCTAACGTAACATTAGAAGCAAGACAATGGTCACTAGATAATTTTGGAGAAGATTTAATTGCAACAGTTTTAAACGGAGGCGCTTTTCAATGGGATACTTCAGCGGGAGTATCTACAAGAGCGACAGCTATATCAGGCGCTCCTACAGCATCTCGATTGAGCTTAGTTTCAACACCTGATCGACATTTATTATTTATGGGAACTGAAAATACTATTGGTACAACAAGTTCTCAAGATGACTTATTGATTAGGTTTTCAGATCAAGAAAACATTACTACTTATCAACCAACAGCAGAGAATACTGCTGGTTCTTTACGTATTGCTGATGGATCACGAATCGTGGCCGCAGAGCGATCAAGAGGACAAATACTTGTTTGGACAGACACATCGTTACACTCGATGCAGTTTATTGGTCCACCATTTACTTTTGGTTTAAGACAGCTTGGACAGAACTGTGGTATTGTGGGTATTCACGCAGGGCTTGATTTAAATGGTGTAGCTTATTGGATGTCACAAGATTCGTTCTTCCTGTTTGATGGTACGGTGAAAAAATTACCGTGCACCGTGGAACAATTTGTTTTTAATAATTTAAATATAACTGGTGCAGAAAATGCTTTTGCGGGACACAATGGTGAGTTTAATGAAATACTTTGGTTTTATCCAAAAACAGGATCAGATACAATCAACGCTGTTGTTGCTTATAATTATTTAGAACAAACTTGGTGGACAGGAACTTTAGATAGAACAACTTGGATTGATCGAGAAGTGTATGACAATCCTATAGGAACAGATTATTTACCTACAACAGTAGCTAACAATGAGACAATTTTAGGTTTAACAGATGGCGCAACTCAAATGTATCTGCATGAAACAGGTAATGATGCTGATGGAGAAGCGATGACTGCATTTGTTAAATCTGGATCTGTTGAAATAGGAGAAGGAAACGATATTCTTTTTGTACAAAAACTTATACCTGATATACAAAATCAAGAAGGTACTTTAAATATGAATTTAGAATTTAAATATTATCCAAACAATACGACAAGTGTCATTAAGACAGCAACCTTTACTGATACTACAGAGTTTGTAAGCTTACGAGG